CGTACATGGCAGGGCTGTTGCCCCACTGCGACTCGCTGGTCTTGCGCCACCGCGGGATATGCACGGGCATTTCGTAATAGCCGCCCTCTTTGCCGAGCAGCTCGCTGCCATTCAGCGTGATGTACTTGAAACCGTACGGGCGGCGCTTGGGTGATACTCGCCGGCCCATGCCGATCTTGGCGACTTTTCGAGGATAGATGCAGAAAATCACATCAATTTCCTGGGTGTTGCCGTCCTCATCCATTTTCCTGATGCGCTCGGGTGTGCCTTCCTCGCCAAACTTGGACACTATCTTGGCTGCCGTCCACTTCAGGTGCCGGTAGAACCGCAGGCACTGTCCCTTGTGGTCTTCCTCGAAGTACGCCTCCTTCAGGGGAACGGAGCTGAACACCATTTCCCAATCTTCGCCGGTGCCCATGTCCTCCTGGTAGATGAATCCGGTACCGAACCCGCACAAATCCTGGTAGGTCTCGTTGATCTCCAGGTTGAAATTGGAATCCTGCAGCGTGTAGTACACCTTTTGCGATGCCTCACGCAGCCAGGCTGCCGCGGCCTTATCCTTGTTCAGCTTGTCATCGCGGAACCTGATATCGAACCACTGTGTGCTCGGTGACGTCAGGCTCCCATGCAGGGACGCGGCCAGGGTCTGGTGGGCCATGATAGCTGTGGCATCCCACACCGACCGGTCGCGCCACTCGATGGAGTGCTCATCACGCTGTTCCCTGAAGAATTCGCCGCGGTAGGGGCATACATACTCGGTGATGAGCTCCCACATTTCCTGCACGGTGGTGCGATCCGATGCCTGCAGCTGAAAGCGCCTAATGATTTCCTGGTTGTCCATTATCGTGTCCTGTCCATTGATCCGTGTACTTGAACAGATGCCTGCGGCTGGCGCTGGAGGTTGATGATGGGAGTCTGGCGGCTGGCGAGGATCACGGCATCTGCCCTATCGGTCGAGCGACCCAGGCGTTTTTTGATGTCTTCCTTCGATTCGATCTGTATGCCATTGCCCTGAACCTTGTATCGCGGCGCACACAACTCAGCCTTCAGCGATGCATCTGGTGGAAGTGCTATCTTTACACCTCCGGCAGGGTTAAGCAACTCCCGAAAACGCCACCAGTCCTGCGCTCTGACGTTCACAAACGCCAGTTTTCCGGTCGAATCACTCCCAGGGGCCTTGCCAGCTGCATTGATTGGTATCGCTCTGGCTCCAATCAGGGGCTCGAGGTGGTCATAAACCGATGATCCAATGCCGATAACGTCGACATGCACCGGTGCGAAGGACGTGCCCACCAGGGAATACACCTTGCCGGCCACCTTGCCGCCTGTATCGCAGTCCTCGCCCTTCAGTGACTCGAGGGCCGCGTACCACCAGCCCACACGCTGGGCGATGATGGTCTCGTCCCTGCCGCCCCTGGACGGATCGCAGCCGGCGCTGGTGACGTCCTTGGGCGCAAACTCTCGGGCAGTCCATCTGGCCTGGGCCTGGCGCACCCAATCGCTGGGGATCACCTGCCACTCGTCATCTTCGCGACCCGCGGTGAAGTCACCGTACAGCATCTGTGATCGCAGCGGCTCCGGCAGGGCCTGGAGCGTCCTGATGTAGTTGGTTTCCATCAGGTAGGGGTTGTCGGTCACCTTGGCGGGAATGAACGTGCGGCTCTCGGGGTAGATCACCTCATCGTTATGGGTGAACGGCTCTCTGGTTTCCACCTCTACCTGCTCGCCGTCGATCACCGCGAAGTAGCGCAGCTCGCCAGGGGCAGCGGGATTCTTGTGTGCCGGATCGATCCACGGTGCGAACCAGCGGATCAGCCACTCGCCTTCGCCGGATGTCGGCGGGTTGGAGCACAGCAGGGTGGTGCATTTCTGGTTCGGGTCGGTGGTTCTCACCCAGCCCTTCAGGAACACCACCTGGCTCTCGAGCATGTTGGCGGCCTCATCGACCACCAGCAGGTCGCGGGGCCGGCCCTGGTAGCGGTTCTCGTCGCCTTTGTTGGGGCAGCTGCCGAAGGTGATCTTGCCTGGCTTCTCGCCCATGATCGATGGCAGTCGCCACTTGGATGGTGCGCCGCCGCTGCTGGTCAGCCCGTTTCTGGTGCCGAGGATCTGCTCGAGCTCGTCTGTGACTCCGTCCAGCTGTTTGGATTCTCGCCGGATGAACAGCGTTTCTTTGTGCTGGAGCAGGGCCTTGCCGCATGCCACCGCGGTCTTGCCGCCGCCTGCCGCGCCACCGTAGAGGATGACATCGGCCTGACTGAGCCAGCACATGGTCTGTGGCCCAGGCAGCGGCCTGAAGGGCAGAGCGTCCCTGACTTCAGTGAGTAGTGGCTGACTGCTCATCTTCTTCCTGGGTGGCGGTGAGTATCTGCTCCCACTGCGCCGGCGTCAGGTTGCGCAGGCCGGCACCCTTCTCATGGGTGACTGTGGATTCCAGCTTCTGTGCGGGGTACATGTCCAGCAGCTTGGCGACTTCCTGCCAGCAGCCCTTTGCCGCGGCGAATTCGCCTTCGC